ACCTACCAATCACTTGATGCGGTTGCACAAGGGATGGTAGTAGATGCTGAAGAACTAGAAGATGCCATTGCCGCCGCCGAAGCAGATTCAGTAGAAGCGGTATGTTTAAAAGTTCTAAGTAAATACAATACATAATATGCAAACGACAATAAAAGACAGTAACGATTTATTGAACTTCTTGGTAGCCCAATCCGATTCGCGTAAGGATTGGTTTGGGTTTACCGCACAAAAATTAACTGCTATTTCTTTGGCGCATGACATTGCCGCAAATCATGCGGATAAGTTTACGCCCGATGAAATCGTAGATTATGTGCATACGCTAAACAACGCGTTGTACCAAAAGATTATTAAGCCAATGGGTTAATTATGTCGGGCGTTACCTACAAAATCGAAGGCTTGAAAAGTGTACTAGCCGCGTTTGAGGAACTAGCATCTGAGATTGGCGACAAGAAAGCACGAAGTTCTATTTTAGTACCCGCCGCACGGGAAGCAATGAAACCCGTGTTAACAATGGCGCGAATGAACGCGCCTAAAGATACTGGCGATTTATCTAGGACAATGCAAATAGAAGCCCGCCGCCCAACCAAGCGCGATATTCGTTCTAAATACATCACCGAAAACGATACAGTAATTGCTTTGGTAACAACTAAAGCGTTTAAGAAAAAACTTAAAAAAGAGTTTTACGAAAAAAATGCGGCGTTGTACAAATCAGATAAAGCGCAATACGACCGAGATTTAAAAGAAGCAAAGCGGCAAGAAGGCGTTTTATCGGATGCCCGTGCCATAGCACAAGAATTCGGCACGGCTAGAAATGGCGCACAACCGTTTTTACGCCCTGCTTTGGAATCCCAAGCCAATCAAACCGCCAAGCGGCTAGGGGAAATTTTAGCAAGGCGCATCAGTAAATATAGGATAAAAAATAGATGACAAAACTAAGTTCGGCATTTGGTGAAAAATACCAAGCAAAACGAAAAGACCTTTTAACCCGTTCGTTTGTTTTAAATGGGCATACCTTTAAGGTTCGCATACCTTTAATGATTGAATCAGATGCAATCTATAAAAAGGTTTCAAATCCCGATGAAGAAACGGTAGAAAAAATCTATCAAGAAATCACCGTTCCTTTGCGGCAGTTTGAAGGCAATCAAAACGAAGATTTTGAATTTACTGATACAGATATTTTGGTTGAAAAGCGTTCAATGCGCGAAGCCGCTAGAAACAAAGCGATTACCGAAGCCCGCATTACCGAATTCTTTAAATTACTAGTTCCTGAAATGGAAGGCGTAACCCTTGAAGATTTGACCTATGCCGACATTGAAGAAGAATTCCCTATTGCGGTGCAAATGCTAATCGTAGAAAAGATTGGCGAAGTAATTAGCCCGACCTACAGGGAAGCGCGGGGAAACTAATAGGCTCGTTGAAAAGCCAATGCCTAGCCGCAATGATTTTCAACGGGCATACCTTAGAAACAATTGAAGAATTAGACGATGTAACTTTGGCAAACATTCAAACAATGTATGCCGATGGAATGATTGGGAATTACGGCGTTCTTGTGCAAATAGCAACCCTGACAAACGGGGTATTTAACTATATGCGAACCGCAAATTCACCCGCATATAAACTAGCCAACATTTTGGGTAGTGCGTATGATTACATCTACCCGCCTTTATCTGCTGATAAGCAAAAGGCGGCAGTAAATGATAGCCTTTTAGCATTTATGCAACAGGCGCAAGGATTTGATAAAACATTGTTTGGGGTAAAAGATGGCTAATATGATTGCCCGCCTTGGTGTAGCCCTAGGCATAGATACCGCGGAATTCAATAGAGGTATTGATGCCGCGGGTAAAAAGTTAGAAAAGTTTAGTGAAGCCGCTGAAAAGTTTGGCAAGATGGGCGCGGTTGCTTTGGTTGCCGCTAGTGCCGCCGCACTTAGATATGCCGATGAACTAGCCGATGTAGCCGAAGCCAACGAAGTAGCCATAGGCACGGTTCTACAGTTATCTAACGCCCTTGCCAATTCAGGTGGTCAAGCCGACAACGCGGGCAAGATGCTATCCGCGTTTGCCAAGTTTATTGATGAAGCCGCGGGCGGTTCTGATAAAGCGCAAAAAACTGCGGCGGCTTTGGGTGTTACCTTAAAAGATTTAGGAAAACTTTCCCAAGAAGAATTGCTAAACAAATTGGTTGCCAACTTAGCGCAAATTGAAGACCCAATTACGCGTAACGCCAAGGCAATGGAAATCTTTTCCAAAGCCGCTAAAGGCGTTGATATGGTTGGATTTGCCGACCAAATGGCAAGGGCAAACCCGCTTATTCAAGAACAAGAAAAAGCAATTAAAGATGCCGCAGAAACTTATGATTTGTTAGCGCAAACATCGCGTAATGTAATGCTTACATTGGCTACGCAACTTGGGCCAGTTTTAAAAGCAAGCATTGATTACATGAAAGATTTGGCGGGTGAAACAAATCTTCTAGGCCCAATATTCAAAACAGTTTTTCAAACGATAGCAATATCTATTGCCGATGTTTCGTTTGTTTTAGGCGGCTTGCTTAGACAGATGCAATTAACCGCAACAATCTTTAAAAGTTTTATTCCATCTTATGATGATAAAGATTTTGAAAATGTATTTGGCAAAAAAGAAATAGCCGATATTATTGCGCGGCAAGACCTTGATAGGTTTGTAAATAAAGTAATGGGCGTTAGCGAATATGGTAATTCTATTGATGCGTTAAACAAAAAAGGCGGCGCAACAACACAGGCGGGAAGTGGCGGGCGTAAAGTTTCTGAATCTAAAGAAGCGGAACAAGCCCGAAAAAGACAAATGCAACTGTATGCACAAGGTGCGGCTAATGCACAAAAAGCCGCAGAAGAAGATGCAAAAGCACGGGCAGAATTTTTTGCAATGTACGACAAAGGAAATGCCGCGGTTGCTGAACGCCAAAGATTGATGGGCATTGCCCTTAACAATGAAAAAGAAATTATGCTACTTGAAATGAAATCATCAAGTATGCGTCAAGAAGATTTTGCATTAGAACGCGAAAAATTGCAGATTCGGCAACAGTTAGCCGCAAATTTAGAAGAACTTGATAACCGTAGAGATTTAACCGCAACCGCCCGCGCAGAAGCGGAAGCCCGCGAAGTAGCATTAGCAGAAAAAGCATTGTCAATAGCGCATCAGCGTTATCAATTAACTTTGCAATCGCGCCAAGGTTCATACGAAGAAGGCTTTGCAAAAAGCGCAATGCGTTTTATTCGTGATATGCCAACCGAATTAGAACAAGGTGCAAAAGCATTTGATTCATTGATGGGCAACATGGAATCGGCTATTGACCGCTTTGTTAAAACAGGCAAGATTGGTTTTAAAGATTTGGCGCGTAGCATTATTCAAGATATGTTGGCGATGCAAATGAAAGCCGCGGCATCGGGCTTTTTAAGTTCTTTGTTTGGTTCTATGTTTGGCATGAAATCAAACCCCTACCAACCCGCCGCGGTAATGGGTTTTGCGGGGTATGCTGATGGTGGTAGCCCCGCCGTAGGACAACCCGCAATTGTTGGTGAACGCGGCCCTGAAATCTTTGTACCCCGCACCGCAGGGACAATCATTCCAAACCATGCGCTAGGCGGCATGGGCGGCTCTACAAGCATTACAAACAACTACATTAACGCCATTGATACTAAATCGTTTGAAGAACGCTTGTACGGCAGTTCTAATGCGATATGGGCGGCAAATCAGTATGCCAATAAATCGTTGGCGGTGAATAGGGGTCGGGCATGAGTTTCCAAACCATCTTTGATATACAACAATCCATGACGGTAAACAACCGCCGTATGGTTGGACAACAAGTAGCGCGTTCAGGTTATATCACCGTAGCGCAATACCTAACCGCCGTGCCTTGGGTGTTTACTATCCAACCCCATGCCTACCTTTACTATCCGCAAGTTCGGGATATTATCCAAACTATTGATAACAGGGATAGGCAATTGCCTGAACAAATTAGTTTTGCAAGTACAAATCTACAATGGTTTGTAAAGATGCGTGGAACGGCTACGGCGGCAACCTTAAACGGTGCGCCCGCGGCTAATACGCAAACACTTGCGCTAACTTCTAACGGCACATTTAAGGCGGGCGATTTCATTATGATTAGCGGCTATGTTTACAAAATTACCGCGGATAGCGCGGGTTCATCGGTAAGCATACATCGCCCCTTGATTGGTACGCCCGCATCGGGTACAACTGTTTTCTTAGGAACTGCTTGCACATTTAATGTTGTTGCAGAATCATGCCCAACATATACATTAAACCCAATGACGGATGGCGCGTTTGTGCAATGGGATTCGCCATTTGTTTTTAGAGAATACATCGTATGACAACAATTAACGCGGTAACTGGTTATCAAATCAACCATGCGGAATTTGTAAAACTTACCGTTGGTACTGCGGGAACTGTTTACACATTCTGCAACGCCGCCGCACCTATCACGGTTGGCGGCATTACCTTTTCAAATCTTGGTGCGCTACTTAGCGTTGGCGATGTTCAGCGCGATATTAAGGCTACATCGGATGACATGGCTATTCAATTAACGGGCATCAACCCAAGCAATGTAGCGTTGATTTTAAGCAACGACATTAAAGGTTCATTAGTAGAAGTATGGCGCGGGTTCTTTGATTCAAACAATCAAATTATTACTACGCCGACAACGCAATTTTTTAAACGCTATCAAGGCATCATTAATAGCGTTTCCATTACAGAAGATTTTAATTCTGAAGCGCGTACACGCATTGCAACTTGTTCTATTTCGTGTTCATCAATGCGGCGTGTTTTAGAAAACAGATTGTCGGGCGTTAAGACAAACCAAAACAATTGGCAATTTATTTATAGCGGTGATACATCAATGAACCGCGTAAGTGAAATTTCAAATACATTTTTTGATTTTGGTTCACCGCCTAAAACAAATACACAATCAAGCGATACTACAGTAACAGATACAGGATACGTTGACCCGCCATGATAAGACCCGCAACAAGATACGACATACCTAGATTGTTAGAAATTGTAGAGGCTTACGCTTATGAAAACCCTATTAAAAAACTTGGTGAATCGCATAATCACTTTCCCCGCTATGTTGAAGAACTATTGTTTAGCATCATTCAAGGGCGTGGGTTCATTTATATCGATTCGCATCACAGGGGCGCGATTGTGGCTTATAAAAGTTCTAACATTTGGTCGCCAAAAGTAAAAGAATTAAACGAATTGCTTTGGTGGGTAGAACCCGAACATCGTAACGGAACAATTGGCGGTAGGCTTTGGAAAGCGTTTGATGAACGCGCAAAGGAAATGTTAAAAGCGGGCGATGTAGATTTTGTTTGTACATCAATTTCGGCTAACGGCCCGTTTATTGATTACACGCGCAGGGGATACAAAGCCCTTGGCGCAACTTTTGTTAGGGAATGAAATGGTTACAAGTTTAATTATAGGTTTAGAAGCAATTGGCTTTTCTACGGCAATGGCAACCTTTGCCGTTAACTTTGCCGTTTCTTATGTTGTTACCCGTGCCTTTGCAGATAACCCCGAACAACAACAAGACATGGGCGTAAGGCAACAAGTACCGCCAAGCGCGGTTAACGCTATTCCTATTGTTTATGGTAACGCGTACATGGGCGGTACATTTGTTGATGCGGTGCTGACAACCGACCAAAAAACTATGTATTATGTTTTGGCTATTTCAAGCATTAGCCCTAACGGACAATTTGCTTTTGATACCGCAGATATGTACTACGGTG